TTTCTAGTTTTAACTCTTAAAGCATCATTACTAGCTTTATTAAATTCTTCTACTTTTACAAATCTACTAGTATTTTTAAAATTAATGCTTTTAATTCCTATAGTTTTTGCTAATTCTTTTGCTTCTGCTACTTGATGTATATTATGATCAAAAATTAAATAATCCCAATGAGCTTCACCGCCTGCTTCAACAAATGCTGTAACATTTTCAATAATTTTATCCCAGTTACTATTAACACGATATAAATGATTAGTATCTTTAAGACCGTCTACACTAATTGTTATTGAATGCTTTGGCCCATCTAAGATGTTTGCTAACTTTCTCCACCAGTCTGGTGTTCTAGCACTAGCATTGGTTACAATACCTATTCCTTCAATTCCTGTGCTTTTTACAAATTCTAAACATTCTAAAAAATTATTACTAGCAATACTATCACCATAATTACCACACCAGAAAACATGATTAACGTGTTTAACAACATCAGGCGTTAGTATTCTTTTATAATCATCTAAAGACATTTCGTCTATAGGCATATAAGGATTTACTTTGCCGTCATCTGTAACTCTAGCACATTGGGGACAAAGTAAATTACATTTACTAGTATGTTCAAAATGTATTTGTGTTATTTCGTTGAGATCAAGATAATTCATTATATATGTACTTATCTTAAAGTGAGAGGGTGGTCAAAAAAATAGGCACTATAAAAAGTGCCTATTTTTAATAGTTTTAAACTATATTAGGATACAGCCGCCGCTGTTAAGATTCCTAATTTAGTAGCTGTTACTGTAGCACCTGATAAGTCAACTCCGTCAACTGTACCTAAAGCTCTAATAGCCGCCTGCATAGTTGCCGCGTCTAAAGATCCTTCAACAGCGAAAGTTTGCTGTGTGTTAGAATCAAGCATTGGTCCAATCGCTACAATAGTATTAGTATTACCAATTACTTTATGGCTTGACGCTTGAGCGCCTTCTGGGCCAGTTGAAGCATTAGTGGCAACATAGTCTACTGTAAAGAATGACATATCCGCTCCCATCATCTCTGTATTTGATGACGCTGTAGCAGGATGTGATCTTGTTACTGTTGGCATAATATTCTCCTTGAAATTATATTAACCTAAGTAGGTATATTTTAACCTACTTTAATGCTTTTATTTATCATAAAGAAAGGGCCCGTAGGCCCTTTCCGTAATTGTGTATAACTTCTAACTATTAGTTAAAGTATGCTACAACAGCCGCCGTAACACCAGTAACTCCACCAAAATTAGAACCTGCCGCCGGAGCCGCACCTTCTGATAATACGTGAACTACATCTGAAGCACCAGCATTGAAACCACCAGTAGTATCGTCACCGATACCAACGATAGTTGCTGTAAGGCCTATGAAAGCGATACATGAATCAAGCTCTGCTTGTGTTAAGTTAGATTTAGATAAGCTAGTTAAAGCTACTTCTTTTCCTGCGAACATAACGCCAGCGGCGCCATGTACTCTTGTTAAATCTGCCATTTTAAGTCTCCTAAATTTTTATTCGCTAGTGCGAACATACAAGTATTTATACGATTTTGGAGATTTTTAACTACTAAGATTAATTTTTAATACCGCCTATACGGTCTTTTAAACGTGGGTCTCGTATAGCTTTGTATAAGGCCGCTCCTGCTACTGCTCCCCATACAAGTGGATTTTTAGATAATGGGCTCTTAGCTTGATCCATTCCCAAGCCACCCTTTTTAACTGTTTTAACATACATAGGCGTTAAGTCACTGCCTCTAGCATTGTGATTTAAAGCAAAGCCTAATCTAGTGGCCGCTACTTTACGCTCATTTGGTAACATTCTAGGCCAGTCAGCAATAATACGTCTCATTTGATTTGTAGTACCACTTCTAACACCTAAGCCTCTTTGAATCATTATTAATGCTCTACGATCTGCTTGAGTATCTTTTCTACCATTAACAATGTCCATTAAATATCTTTTTACTTGAGCTTGTGGCGTTTTATCAACACTTGCTAACAAATTGTGTAAATCTGTTGCTCCTGCTCGTACACCATCAAATCCTGCGAATCTCATAGTGCTTCTAGCATAGGCTTTAGCTTGGGCTGGGTTTTCATATTTCATTACTTGTAATCCAAGTAAATGAGAATATAATGTATCACCTAAACGTGCTTGACTGCTAACATTGATCCTTTTAGGATCTTTAAACATTCTAGCTTCGCCTAATTCTTCTTTTATAAATTCAAATGCCATTATTTGCTCCAGCTCTTTGCTTGATTGAAGTTTGCTTGGTTAAACTCTAATCTATCATTAAGTTTTACAGCACCACCTTCAATACCAAATGCTACAAAGCCTTCAGGATTTGTAACTTTATATCCTGAGTCTGTTTTTAAGAACGTACCTACGTTCTGTTCTATTAATTCTAATTTCTTTAACAGTTTTAATTTAAGTTGTATAACTTGTTTATATACGGCCATAACTGCTAGTAAGTTATTTAAGTTATCATCTACAAATTGTTCTAACTGTAAATTACGTTCAATTCTTTTTTGTGCCGCAGGTCCTTCTGGTCCACTTTTAAGTCCTTCAATTTCTTTGTCCATTCTCTCTTTAAAGTATACTACAAAGTCTTTAACAAATGCTGTTGGATCACCTATACTTTGTCCTGCTGTAATTTTTTTATTAATAAATGGTTTAACCCATTTAGCTAAATCAGGTTGCTGTAAAAATGAATTAAATCTTTCTTTATCTACTTTACCAAGTGTATTTTTACTTTGTCCTAATGCTTGTACTATTGTTTGGTTTTCACCTTTTGTTAATGTTGCTTTACCACTAACGTCTTTATAATAAGCATCATCTACCCAAACACTAGGTACTTTCTTTAAATTGTTTACACTAGCACCAAATTCAGCTTTCATATCAGATAACGTTTCACCTGAGTATGTTGTATGAAAAACAACACCAATTTTTGCTTGTCTAATTGTTTTACCAATCTCGCTGTCTATTGGAACAGCATAGGTAATAGTATTAGGTGTAAATGTTATACAGGCTTCGCCATTAATATTTGATTCTTCTATTGAATCAGTAGTAAACATCATATCACCTTGTAATACTTTTTGAATTCCTAATTTACTTAATTCTGATAATGCTATTTTAAGTTTAGCATTTAATCCTTCCCCAGGATACCACTTGTCAATATCAGCATTAGTTTTGGCCGCCTTTTGTTCATTCTTACCAAATACTGCTTTAGTACCTACAAAAAACTTACCATCTACTGGATCTGTACCAACAAATACTGCTGGAGAACCGTCCCATTTAACTGTTACTTGACTTTGTGCTTTACCGCCTGTATAAAGCATACCTCTAAGAGCATCAATATATTTTAGAGATGAAATAGCACCATCGTATCCATTATTTAAAATTAAATCTTCTAAATGTTCTAAATGTAAATTTTTGTTAGGATCGGACGCTTCTAGTAATGTTTGCCATGTACGAGGCTTGAGTACTTCTGTTATTAACATTTTATTTCCCTAATTCTGCGGATATTTGTTTACTTGCCATTCTACCAGTTTTTAAATTTATCCATTGAGCACCAGCCCACTCATATGGAGCACCGTCTGATGCTTTTTTAAGTGTACCTTTTGCTATGTTTGAACCCTGGTTTTGTGCCGCAGATGGATCTGGGTCTCCTTGAGGAGCAGGCATATTTTCTTGTACTTCTTTAGAAATTTCACTAGGTAGTTTATCTTGTACTTGTTCAATGTAAGATTGCATTTCTACTGATGACTTAGGCTTTAACATAATAGCTATTACTATTCTTAAAATAGCATTGGCGCCTTTTTTATCTGTATCAACACCAAACTCTGTTGATGCTTTTTTATATGATATTTTAGCTGAACTTGAACCATAAAATCTGTCAATCCATGCTTGTAATAAGCCAGCTGGATTTGATTTAGCATGATCACTATGTTTTGCTACAACATCTTTCCAGGCTTTATAATGACGTGCTGTCATATCAATAACTTCGCCTATTTGGCCACCCTTACCGGATATGCCACCTGATAACTTGTAACTACCTTTACTGTAGCTCTTTACGTTATCAATTTCATTAATCTTCATGCTTTAATTTCCTAATTCCTCTAGTGAATTTGACTGGCTCTTGTTTCCTAATGGCCGCTAAAAATCGTTTTTCTAGGTCTACTGCTGTTTCTTCATTGAAATTTTCTTTTATCATATTGATTAAATTAATCGATGATTGGATTAGGTGAGTTGCTCTACTTTCTACCACGTGTTTACGATCCCTATCGTACGATATAGAATCTAATTCTTCTAGTAATGATCTTGTTTTTCTTTTCATTAGAGTCTCCCTGTAATGTTATTTATTGAATTTTCTCCAGTTCTATTAATATCTTGTATACAGTTTTTTCGCTAAAATCGTTAAATATAGTATATTAATAGTAATCAGTAGGAGTAAACATTATGAATAGAAGTAGTCATTTCGCTAATTTGGCAGGATTAGTGTATGAAGAATTCGACGCTAAATTAACAGCTAAACTAAAAAAGGTCGGATATACTAAAGTACAATTTATAAGCAAAGACGGTGCTCAAGTAGTAGTATTAACAAACAAAGATGAGCAGGTGTTAGCTTTCAGAGGTACAGAGCCAAAAGAGTTTAATGATATCAAAGCTGACCTAAAAGCATGGAAGAGCAAGTCTAGAACTGAAGGTAGAGTACATGATGGCTTTTATGATGAAGTTAATAAGGTCTGGAAAGACATAAAAGAGAAATTAAGCACAACAAAACCATTATATATTTGTGGTCACAGTTTAGGTGGAGCAATGGCAACAATCGCCGCTAGTAGATTACAAAATAAATGTAAAGAATTATACACGTTTGGATCACCTAGAGTTGGTAATAAAAAATGGGTAGAAAGTGTTAATGTTAAACACTACAGATGGCGTAATAATAACGATCTAGTTACTAAAGTACCTTTATGGATTATGGGTTTTAGACACCATGGAGATATGATGTACATTAACCATTACGGTAATTTGAGAAACGGTTTATCTAAATGGCAATTATTTAAAGACTGGGCCAGAGGACATTGGGCGGCCATTAAAAACTTTGAACTGTTTGACGGTTTAAGAGATCACGGTATGGCTAACTACGTTAAGAATACTGCTAAAATAAACAAATAATTTAATCTAACTTATACTCAAAATTTTGAGTTTCATCGTTAATATGAACTTGCTTGGCACCATTTCTAATATGGAAATGTGTTGCCATAGGTGTTAGTGGAGATAATGTAACTAATCTTTCTACATTATTTTGTTTAGCCCATTCTCCTAATTTTTTAATAATTTCTTTTCCTGCTCCTCTTTTACGAGACCATACAGTATAAGCAATAGCAATTTTACCATCTTCTGTTCTACTCATATAATCCATTTCTCTTACTGTATAAGGAACTTCTGGGCAAATAGCTACACAGACAATAGCTTCAATTTCATCTTGAAACTTTAATCCAAATATTTTTCTACCATGTGTAATTCTAAAACCTAAAGTAAGTTCGGGTCTTACAGGATCCTCTGATACATCAATATCATCTAGTTCAACTAGCTCGGTCCCTTTAACCCATCTGAAAAAGTCGTCTGTTTTATCTTTAAATATTTTCAATGTAATCCTCTCTTAAATTAATACTTATTAGTACGCCATTATCATTAATATTATTATGGCAATAAACAATATTCCAAATATAATCATAACACCTTTAAATAAGTTTCCTATAGCACCAGGAAAGTTTTTAGAGGCGTACATTAATACTAAAATTAATAATAAAAAACCTACAAAAGACATATTAATTTAATACCTCAGTAAATTCTTTTTCAAAAGAGTAAGGAAGACCAAGACTAAAACAAATATATCCTTTGTCTTGTTCTTTATCTAAATCCTCACCTTGTAAAATCCATTTAATTGCTGTCTTACGATCACCAGCACCATCTTTAATTGTGTTTAAAATCTGCCCTTCAAATGCTTTTACTCTAACAGCCTCTTCTTCTGCTTCACGTTTAGCTTCAGCTTCAGCTTGATTCCACCAATAATCTAATTCTTTCTTAAATTCTTCATCACTCATACCATCCGTATTAGCAACAACCGTACGAGCATAAGATTTAGAAGTTGCTTGTGAAACTGCTTCGTAAAGAGAACATTCGTCTTGATAACGATCAAATTGAGCAGGTGTATAAACACCATATTGAGCCCAATGGTCTAAATCTTCTACAACCATACCAATCCAAACATTAGGATTTGATTCCATTTCTGCTTTATGCTTAGAGTTAATATTTTTGATGTGTGTAGTAAGATCTGACATAATTATTTCTCCACTACGTCCATGGCCCACTGATCCCATGGTTCCGTTTTTGTTGCTTTTAGTAAATTAAAATCTACGGTGAAATTTTTATTCAACACTTCATCTTCCATAACCTCTTTAATAATTCTAAGGTCATCTGTGTCGTCGGTATCGATCCATAAAGTTCCGTGTTGCCAAAATATATTAGGAAGTTCCTTATTTTCTTTATGGAACCTCTCTTTAATTTCAACAGTTGAGTGAGTTTCTAATCCCATTTTTTGCTCCTTTTTAACTATACTTACAGTATAGCATCTTTGGAGATAAAGTCAACCAGAAAAATAGGTAAAAAATACACTACATATAGTGATTTTTTTACAAACGATACAATATCTTGTCGATTGTGCCTGAAGTTAATGTTCTAGAAAATCTAACGTGGCTGTAAACACCATTAAAGTTAATATAAACGTTATCTGATTGGTTTGTATAGTTCTTTGTAGTGATTTCAAACCATTCATCTGTGTCTAATTCGCTTATAGCCGCCATACTTCCCTCAATTTTTAAAGACCCTGTAAAGTCTGTAAAATATACTTGAGCTGTATGTAAGGCTGAATTCTGATTTAAACTTGGTGAAGCTTCAACTGAAACAGCATTATTATCAGGCAATGTAATAGTTTGTGACTCTCTAAACTCTGTATATGGACCATCAATAACTTCAATGTTACCCATAGCACCATACTGATCATCTACAAAAATTACTCCTCTTTCACCACTAGTATTATCTAAAATACTGTAGTTTAAAAACTGCCCATCAACCTTTAATAAGTCGCTTTCAGTTACATCAAATTGTACTTTACCCTTTGAGGCATTAGTAATTGTACCTGTTTTGCTTATTAACGTTTTACGATTCTCTTGATCTAGGATATTAAAGACAAATGTTTTACCAGTAATATCTACAGGCTTTTGATCGTTGTTTTTCATTTCTATTACAAGAGGGTTTTTAACACCCTTATAAACTTTTAAATTACGAGCATACATAGTCATATTCCTGTTCGGTGTGGACCCAATAGTGGTATATACTACTGAGTGGTTTTGTTCTACTAAATAGGTTGTAGTTTTTAGCATTATAAAATTACCTTTATTATACTGTATTTATGGAGCGGAAGTGAATAAATTTGAAAAGTTACAAAAGAAATTCCCATTTCTTAGTCATGTAACCTATGCTAACAATGAATATGTTGGAATCATACAAAACTATGATAAACATTGCCTAAGCATATACGATATAGAGCGATTAAAAACCATTGATGAGAAAAAACTATTCTTAGATATGGGTGATGTGTGGTGGAATGAGTCTAATAGACTAATACCTATTAACATATTTTTAAAGAAAGATTTCGCTTATTTTAAGATATGCCTTAGCACATTCATTGCTAAAGATTGTGAGGTTCTCGCTGGACCTCAAATTTCATTAAAAAATATCAGCGAAAAAAGAGTAAAGAAAAGAAGTATACAATTAGTTAAGAAGGCAAATTCCTAAACTTATCTAATTCAAATTGTTGAATTGGTTTAGTATTAGCATCTAGTAACTCTATGTTTCTTTTTGCCCAATCCATGTATCCTGTTTTCTGTCTAAAATCTTGATCATCTACACTTATTCTAGAATCAGGATATCTACTAGAATAATACTCCCTATATAATTTATAAGTTTCTACAGTATCCTCTGGTCTAACAATAGTAGATCTATCATCTTTCATTTGAATACAAACAGCCCAATGATGAATCCATTCATCATTATCACAATCAAGCCATTGAAAAACTGGTTTCCTAAATATCCCATAATCCCAATGAGTAGGAAACCAGTCAGAACTTTTAGCATAGTTTCTTCTACCTAATCTTGGTAAATTTCTATCTGGGTTTCCTCCTAAGAATTTAAAGTCGGGGTTTGAATTTTGTAATTCATTTTTTAGATGCTGTTCTGAATTAAAAGTTAGTCTACATTCTTCAGACCATTCCCAGTCTAGTTTTTCTAAACGTTCTGCTTGTTTGTACAAATAGTCTTGTCCGGGAAATCCATTAATAGTATTGTATCTATTAATATCATTTTCTTTATGCTTCTCTTCGTTAAGTTTACAACAAATATACTCACCACCTTGTCCCGGATGGTACACTAGTACTCTTTGATGATCTTTGAACCAACTCATTCCTCAGACTTTCCTGGTGGCATAGCTTTCTCGCTGAATAGATGCTTCTTTCCTTCTGGAAAATTATCAGGATGATATTTTTCATGCTCTGGCATAGGGTCATCATTTTCTGTTATAACAGGCCAAGCATTCTTTTCAATGAACTCAGCATTGTTATATTTTAACCAATAAGCTAACTCTTCTGGGTCTTTACTAGAATCTGTATCTGCCCAAATTGCCTCTACTGGACATTCAGGTTCACATACTCCACAGTCAATACATTCATCAGGATTAATTACTAAAGTATTTTCGCCTTCGTAAAAACAGTCAACTGGGCATACCTCTACACAGTCTTTGTGTTTACACAAGACACACTTGTCGTCTACTAGGTAAGTCATTTATTCCATTAAGTTTTTGTTTTTTCTGGGATTGTAAAGTTTGATACTATCTGGTGCTGGTTTAATCCAACTAGATGTTTTTTTAAATCTAATCCAAGTATTATTAGCAAACCAAACTCCAGCAATAAAGGATATTGCCATTACGGAACATATTGCTAATAAGTGCCAAATTAAAAAGTTCATATTGTCTCCTTTTCTTCTAATAAGTTTATATGGATTGCTACTAAATGAGCATAAGCCACGGCGTGTGCCTTTTTAAAATAGTAACTGCCATCAGCTGGCTTTGTCCATACCTTTTCAGCAATTTGTTTCCAATCTAAATTTTGTAACTTTGCCTTACCAGGTCTCATTACTGCTAGAAACATTGCCATTCTAGTCATGCTATCAGGTTTTAGTTTAACCATCAGCTTGTGATGTCCATTAACGTGTATAACTTGATCACAAAATTCTTCACTTTCCCAAAGCCTTGCCCAATTAGGTTCTTTAGCAAGAAGACGTTCCATGTGTTCTTCGTCTTTTATACCTTGGTATACATTTACGTTTAAAAAATCTACTTTAAAGTATCCTCTATCTTCTGCTGTTTCATGATCGATACTTGCTTGACCTGACATAGGATCTACAGGTATATCAATAAAATAAGCACCTGTATTGTGTTTCTTACCATCGCTTAACGTTGCTGGTATATATTTTAACTTGCTTAATATATCTTCTCTATTAGCAAAGTCTATATCAATGTCTGGTAATTTGTTCATATGATGAATAACTGTAAAAACGCCCAAAAGTTCATTGCTACAAACCAACTAATAAGAACAATAGCACTAGAACGTCTAATGTATGTACTTATCAAACCCAATATACTACCTACTAGATAAAGTGGTACAAATATATGAGTTGCTGGATTTAAGATTGTAAAACTTAGAACAGCACTTCCTATTATTAATACTATTGCTTCTCCTAATTCACAATAAAAAGCAATAGGGCTTAATCTATAACTTTCTTTAAAATAATTAACCACATACTCCATTAAAACCCTACTTCCTTTAAAGTCTCTTTTACAATTTTAGATTCTTTGTTAAATTTAATAAGATGCTGTCTCCAGTAGTCAGGATCTATATACGGGTAAACTAATTGTACTTGTTCTTCATTAAACTTTCCTAAACATTCTTTACCTGTATCTGTACTAAAAATTACCCATGGACTAATACGTCCATTAATAATATCTTGAACTATTTTATTTTTGTTATTAGCTATAAAGTAACTCTTAATGTCTACTCCGGCTGTATCAGCCCAAGTTTCCATTGTAACTAAACTCCTAGATAAAGCATCTTCCCAATGCTCTGTTTTTAAATATGAACCTAACCAATCTAAATAATACTGCTCTTTACACCAGTGATCTAATTTAAACTTACTGTTAATTACATACTCAATATATTTCTGTGTGTTTATGATTTTATAATCAATCATAAACTTGCCGAATTTACAAAAAGCATTATAATAATTACTTCCTATAAAATCTTTATACCCTTTGTTTGTTGAGTTTGATTGTGTTTGTTTAAAGAAATACAAATAAGCCTGTAAACCTAATTGAACGTGTTTATCGTTTTTCTGTTCCCAACGTCTTTTAGCTTCACACATATGAGCTAACAATGTTGATTCTTTTACAAAACTTCTTTCACAATATTTACAAGTATATGATTTCTGAGATTTGTAATTAGTAACAACGTCTTTCACAATTTCAACCATTTGTTCATTCACTTTAGCTCGGCCTTTATATCTTTATCGTCCCAGCCAAGTAAAATTAACTGTTCCTTTAGTTCTTTTTTAGTTACGATAGTTGCTAGTAATTGAACTTCATCCTCTTTCATATTAGGATACAGTTTTCTAATAGTTTTATCGAAACCGCTTTTGCTAGATTTTGCTTTTTTCTTGTGAGGTATCCATTCGTGGTATTGTGTTCCCATTTGAGGACTAATTGTCGTCAATAGTAACCAATGTAACTTTGGATGCTTACTACTACTTATGTCAAAAAAATTCTTATTAGTACGTTCGTTTGTTGCTCTTAGATACCATTGTTGTAATAAGTTTTCACCTTTAACACTACTAGCATATCTATTATATAAGAATGGACTAAATGCTTTCTTTTCTTCGTCTGTTAGCCTATCCCAAAACTTTCTATCTTTTTTATCGATAGCTGGTAGTACCTTGTTTAGTGGTAAACTCATCCCCATACTTTTCCTACATCTACAATCTCATTGTTTCTTGTTACTTCTTTAACAAAGAAAGCACATTTAGGTTTAGGCCCATCGTGTAACGGAACAGCAAGAAGCTGACCTGCTTTTAACTTTGGAAAGAACCATCTTACTTCTTGATAGACATCTACAATTTCAACATCATAGAAATCTGGTTTAAAATCAGTTAACTGATTAAACACAAACGCCTTGAAGCCTCTATCATTAATACTTGTTAAACTTAAAACTTCTAGGTCTCCGTGATCTTCTTCACCAATAAGCATACACCAATCTAGTGGCATCTTAATTTGGTGATCTCCAATCTTTAATACTAGTGCCGGACTATTAAAACTCTCTAAAAATATAAGTGGTATAAAGAAATAATCTGGATCTTGTGGATTTGAATTATCTAATACACCAAACCTCATATCTTCTACTTGGTCGGGGACTTCTGTCATCGGAAAACATTTATTATCTAATGTTAATATTTGACTCATTTTTTATCCTTTTATTTAAATGTAGTATAACATCTTTATTTCTCCCAGTCAACTTTTTCTACTTGGAATGGGTAATTAGCTTCTCTATAAAATGCTTTACGTTTGGTTAAATGCCTTTTGGCAAATTTACAAGTACTGGTTATGTCCCATACTTGTACAAAATCTTTATCTTCTGCTTTACGAATACCACGTCCTATCGACTGAATAACTCTAACAAAAGACTTGCCTGGCTCAAGAAGAACCAGATTAAAAATACGTGGAATATTAATGCCAACAGCGGCCACACCATATGTAGCCACGATAATTTTCCCGTCAACTTCTGCGATTTCGTCATATTCTGTTTTTCTATCTTCACCTTTTGTAACTCCTGATATGAATACTGCTTTGTCACCAAGCCTTTCTACAAGTTCATTACCAGCACTAATTCTATCAACAAGTATTAAAGTATTTCCTGACTCAGATATTTTTCCAAATAACTTTGCCATATAGTCTAATCTCTTTTTGTTTGTTAATAGATATTTTAATTCTTGCTGATAACCACCATAGTCACCAAAATCTTGTAATTGTACAACATTAACATTACAGTTTGCTAGTACACCTCTATCTTGTAATTCACTAGCTTGTATTCTTTGTGTTACATCTCCCAAACTAACCAAAAGACTCATCCATTCAAACTTTTCTTTTGGTATTGTTCCTGTTAATCCCCATCTAATAGGAACCTGTGCCATAACACCTGTCAGTAATTGTTTTAACACATCTGCTTTTGCCATATGTACTTCGTCTACCATAACACATACTACATCTTCTAAAAACTCATCAATAGGTATTAATGCTTCACTGTTTTTAGTTTTCTTTAGTAGTATGTTTAAACTTTGCCAAGTACAAATGGTGTGTGTTTTACCAAACTCTTTTCTATCGCCAAAGAACACACCAACATCAAGACCCATATTAATATAATCTTCTTCTGTTTGTGTTACTAATGATTTATTAGGTACAATTACAATACTTCTACCATATGGTTCTATCTTTTGACTTAATACTGCCGTTATTAAAGTCTTACCAGCACCTGTGGCAATTTCTTGTATGCTTTGTGGGTTTTCTAAAAACTTATTAATTGTATCTACTTGATAATCTCGTAATACAATTGGTTCGCCTGCCATAGGATGTTTTTCAGGCCATGTCTTGTTACTATATGATTGTTCTTCAACTTTCTCAAATTGAAAATTAGTTCTATATTCTCTTTGATCGTTTAACTCTATATCATAATTTAATTCATCTAGTACAGGAATAATATCTGGTAACAAATTAGTAAACGAAGAACCACCTAGCTGAAAAAATCCTATCTTGCCGTCCCACCTACCTAATCGTACTGCTGGTAGATACCTAGCATAAGGAACTTCAAATTTAAATTTGTTAGTTAGCTTCTTACGAGCATTTAAATCTAACCCTTCAAACTTGACGTTTACTTCGTCTTTAATATGTAATATACATTTACTCATTAAAATAATTCATCACTATCTATTATTTTCTCTTCATCTGATTGTGGCCTTGTTTCAATAACTTTATTAGACATCCATACATTCCTTTTACTAAACATACCTTGCCCTATTGTTACATCAGCAACAAAGTTCCAATCTGTATTTTGTAATCTACTCATTCTATCAGTTATTAAAACCTTTGTATCCTTATCTGGCTTTTCAACAACATCATCTGTTACGTTATCAAATGCTGACGACTTGCCGTTAATACATAAACCTTTAGCAGAACCAAATTTGTTCTTATACATTCTTACAATCTTTTCTACTTCTTTTACATTAGATTGAGAATGACTCGACATACCTACTGCTATTTTTTCATATCCTAAACCCAGACAAGCAAAAATAATAGTAGCACAATCGTGGTCAACAACAACACGATTATTTTCTAATATCGTTCTTTCTATTGTAGTAAAATTATACTTGGTTAAAACGTCTTTGTCAAGCTCAATACCCAACAATCCACAATTTTTAATTTGAGATAATACAGATTGTCCTTTAATATTATTGTCCCAATACTCTTGTAACGATTCTGGAGCATTGACTAAAGTTAAAAAGGATTCATTACATAATTCCGATTCTGTAATTTTAGCATAAGGAATATATTTTAGTCTATTATCTAAAATTTTTCTAATCTCTTTTTGATACTGCTCTATTTCTTCTGATATTTCGAAGCCATTATTATATGACCAGTTATATAACATAACAAAATTACTTTCGTTATTATTAATGTACCAAACTTTTTCCTCTGGCACCCAACGAGAAGTTCCGTTATGGAATAATTTTTCGTCACGTAAAAAAGTATTTACATCCTTAATCATATCTTGATTATAAGGGAATTTTAAATAGATAAAATCTTCATCCATTGTCATCTTTTTTGTACGATCTACTTTTCTTTCAGCCTGACTAAAAACTGGTTCTTTAGCAATCTGTGTTACGTCAATTCCTATACGTCTAAATTGCTTACGATACTTGTCTGTTAGTTTAACTGCTAGTTCACGTTGCCTACTAGTCATACCTTGTTTATTAGCAATAAACGAACTCACATTATTAACAAAGTTTACGTCATACCTTGCTAGTTTAATATATGATCCAATACGAATACCTTTAACTTTAGGTATAACAGGAGGCTCAGTATAGCCTGCCATTATTTCTATACAGTACTCAATGTTTTCAGGTAATTTTAAACTCATAGAATCCCCTATGTTATTTAATTCTCTAAATTGCTCGTTTTAAAAAAAAGGGAGAGTTATTTGTGGAACAACTCTCCCAGGTGCTTGGTAAGGAGCAACTATACCCGTTTCATACAGGTTGATACAGCCAAGCTCTGCCACTTCTCTGAGATCTTTTTAAGGTCTCCCACTTTAAGAGCGGTCCTTAAACTCATCTCACGAAGTCTGTTTCGGTTTTCGTAAACAAAAGCAAGAATTTCATCTTCATCTTCTTTCTTAAAACCGTATCCTTCAAACAAATCACCTTTGTCAGCAATCTGTTTAATTCTAAGATACTTGTCTCTCATTGTATCAAGAGTAAGATCTAAATAGTGACATCTTGACATAAGTGCCTCTAGGTGATCTTGTAGTTTCTTAGATTTAACATTTTCAAACTTAATGTTTGTAATAAAACAAGCTGAACCTTTAAATTCAAACTCGTTTGGAATACCTTCTGCTCTAAGTTTGGCACTATCGGCACTCCACATTAGTTTACGTTTCTTACCACTATCTAAAGCGGCCTTTAAAATGTTCAAAGCCAAGTCATCTAGTAATACAGAGTCACAGTCATCAAACACAATAACATTACCTGGATCACTATATTCGTAAAGTTTAGCATAAAGTCCTAAGGCCGTCATAGCACCTTTAACTACTTCATACTTTCTTTTACCATTAGCTAGATCATCAAATAAGCTATGATCATCTAGTGTCTGTTCAACACCGTATGATTTACCAACCCCTGGAGGGCCTGTAACAATCAAAGCACGGATGTCGCCATTTTTTAGACTGGCCGCCATTTCGTTTAAAATTTCGAAACGTTCATCAATTTCTTTAATTCGTTTCTCGTCATCTTCTTGTGAACTTGGTGAACCATCATCTGTATCACCGTGTCCTAAAGAATCACATTGTTTAAAATAATCCTGCTCATCTTCGATAAACTCAAAACCACTTGGCTTAACTGTAACCCTAATTTTACTAAAATCAGGACCAAATACTTTTGAACCATCAACAGTAAGGAACATACCCTTCTTTCCAGAAGTCATATTCTTTATGAGTGGGAAAATGATGTTCTCAACAGGTTTGTTTCTGTAAGAACCTTTCTTGATATTAACATATGACATATAGTTACTCCTTTTTCATTGTCTATTGTTTTTTTAACTTACTCTACTATTATAGCATCTTTAGACCTGCTGTCAACCATTTTGACGTCTTTTTTTCACTTGTAAATCCTTGATTTTATTAGGTTTTTAATCTTTTTTCCGCCTCAAGCCATTTGAGCCAGTCTTTTTGGGCTGATTTGAACGACGATTTCCAGTCGTTTTTGGAGTTTTCGTTAGCATTATCTGAAACATATTTAAAACAACGAAACTTTACCCCCATTTTAGCACATACAACGGCTAAAGCATAGGCTTCCATATCTACTAAATCTACATTAGCATATTCAAACCAAGGATCATCTTCACTTACAAAGCTATCTCCTGTACCTAAAGTTATGCTTGAATTTGAATGTAACATAATAGCATGGTCGATTCCACTTGCTTCTTGATATGGTGTAACGCCACGTGGTTCTAATGGTTCAGTTATCATATCACGTTGTAAAATAACGTCTACTTCTACTAATCCTGAACACTTTCCGTTTACTGATCCTGCTGTTCCAAAGTTAATAACTTCTTTTGGTGGTTCATCATGACTCAGCATAAGTTTTTTAGTTAGCTCGTATGTGGCATTAATTTTTCCTACGCCAGTATATACTACATCAAACCCAGCCGGAACGGCAGAGTTTGGAAATTCATCTTGTAATGCTATAGCTAATAATGTTGTCAATCTGTATCTCCTTATAAATAACTTTGTTATTGTAACACAAACTGTAGGTTGTGTCAAGCCAATAATACACTCACCCATTATATACCCAGATAAATATTGTAAAGGAAATCACCACATGGAACTAGACGGAAAACAAATTCCTATGCCAGGGGACTTTGGCATTAATCCCTTAGACGATCAAGATACATACGACTGGATTAGAGATAACAGTCATCCTAAAAAAGAACATTTCGGATTTGGTTTACCATGGCTTATGCTAGACTTTCCTACTTGGCCACATAAAGAGATGGCCGAAGAAGCAAAACAGCTAGATAAAAAAGGTTTAATACCAACATACAATGATGGTAGTAATCAAGGCTGGTCTGCTGTAGCACTTTATGGGTTAAGTTCCGACTCTACATTACCACCAGAAGAATATGGCTATGCTAACTACAACGAAGCAAGAGCCGCCGGAGCATTAAAGTGGACAGAGATAGCAGACGAATGTCCTATTACAGCAAACTTTTTTAAAAACGATTTCAATTACAAAAGATATAACAGAATTAGATTTATGGTGTTAAGACCTGGCGGTGTTATTCGTTGGCACAATGATGTTCCAGAAGGCGAAGATCCTACATTTGATTTAGGTGTTGTTAATATTAGTTTAACAAATCCTAATAAGTGTTTCTTCCATATGGGTCAATGGGGCAACATTCCAGTTACAGACGGATGTATGTGGTTGTTTGGTAATAACCACTATCATACAGTTATTAATATGAGTAATGAAACTAGATATCATATGATTGCTAGTGGAACACCAGATGAAAGATTTTGGGCTCCTGTAACTGCTAAAAGTTTTAGACGCCAATGGTGGGGACAATACAAGGAACAATAATGATTAGTTGGAGTTTTATAAAAAATCAAGTATCTTTAATTCATTGGGATTATAAAAAATTCTTAGATGAAAAAGTAGATACACTAGACAATGCTGGTGAGTTAGCGTCAAAACTTACTACAGCAAATCATGACGAACTAAAAGATATGTTCGCTTTTGAATATACTGGACCTGTTGTAGAATTAGGTGTTATAAAATCAATTCACAAATCAGATTCTAAATTTGCTATTATACAAACACCTGGTAGTGTAATAGCACGAGAGTTTACAATTAGAGCTATGAACTATATGGAAAAGAATCCTAACTGTAGTGTACTGTGTCATTATGTACATAAAAGTGACGACACAGGAGATAGATGGTGGGGTATTATGCCATATGTATTAGTTGTAAACTTAGAACATTTTCAAAAAGCAGGCAGACTGTTTTTTGGTAACAGACGAGATACCGCCGAAAGTGATCAAGTATTTCCAAAAGTAATTAATGATGACGGCATTTTAAAATCTGAAGGAGAAATGACTAGACAACCTGACAGTAAATTGTTCTATGGTTGGAATTGGATTAGTAAATTCTTATTACAAGGGTATGAAGTTCATATGTTTGATGATAGAATTAATCCTTTTAGACAATTTGTTTATTACGAATCAGATAAAGACATGGGCCATCATAATTGGTTAATCGAAAATATGAATGATTACATAGAGGACGGTGAAGTTGAGTTCTGAGTTTAACAAAGATTTTGATAAGTTTAAAATAGAAGGTAACGATTATCCTAATGCTCAAAGAATATTAGAATCTGTTGTAGACTTAATATTAGTAAACCCCAACGAAGAAACATCTTTTTATAGCTTAATTGTTTCCAATGTTATTAACAATATAAAGAACGTTAAAACGTTAGAAGAAGCGTTAACGTTTGAAAGCAAGTATGCTATTATTGTAGAAAACAATGCTGAGTTTAGCGAAACAATGTTTATTGAAATGTTAATCAAAAATAAACAAGAAGAAAAAGCTATTAGTACAGGAAACATTCATTTATTAAAACTAGGACAATTATTAGAAGATTGTATTACAGATAAAACACTAGAAGAACTTTCATCACAAGATAGACCCATTTGTAAAGATCTAGTAACACTACGAATACAAGAAGAAATTAGTCCTTGGGTTAATAATTTGTTTGCTTTTAATACAGAAAAATACTACAACCCTTTTAGTAAACTAAAAAATAAAAAGTTTGATCATTATGTTATGGTTGCTTCAGGTTGGTTATGGGCTTGGCAATTAACAGCAAACAAGTGGAACCCCGAAGAAGAATACTTAACACTATTTGATATTAGTAGTACAAATTTACTACACTTAAGAAACATAGTAGAGAAATGGTCTCCGTGGGACCAGTCTTTTACTGACTTCATTTTAGAAAATCCTTTAGCTAAAGAAATATTCATTTACTCAGGTTGGATTGAAGGTGACGATATAGAAGTAACCAGAAATCACTTAACTGATTTATGGAAACAAGAAATGACACGTTGGGCTTCTTTAAATCATAGTGATGACCCTGAAGTTGGTTGGGAATTGTTTTTAGACTTTTTCCGTAGATTTCAAAAAGCATCTGCTTTAGGAAAAATTTCATATGTTAATATGAATGTTATCTCAGACAATTTCTTAGCTAAAAAACTAGCTACATATACTAACGGCAGATCTTATTGGTTTATTAGTAATATCTTTACTAGCTATGCTAGTAGAATGTGGTCAGCTGGAAGTAAAGATAACGAGTTAGTTTGGTACGAAACATTTAAGAAAAGATTAAACAAAGATGATGTTGTGTTTGGAAGATTCCCTCAATACAAAAACAACATTATAGAAATGGTTAAAGAGTTAGATGTTATATAACGATTATTTTGATATAATGAGATACGAGTATTCTATTGTTTTAGAAGAAGGACTCAATGACAATACAAATTTTTTTGCTAAAATGTCTTCTTATGCTATAAGCGATCGTATATACAAAACTGCTGAAGAATGTCAAACTAAAGGATATTTTCATATTACTAGTAATAACAAAAACATTAACGAAGATTTATTAATGCTTTTGTTAAAAGAACAACATCTAAAAAAAGCATCAAAAGTAAAAAGCCCTTGTGGTACTATTACAAGTTACTATAATGAATTTACTAACAATGAAGTTACCATTGATAATAAAGAGTGGAACGAAGTATTAGGTGTTGCTGTTGAATGGCAAACAGACGACTATATAAGAAACAAACTTACTATGAGCTTAGGAGGTTACACTTTAGTTCATCATTTGTTTAATACAGAAAATTATAGAGAGTCTGAAATTAAAAAAGCTAAATCAAAAGGAGGACAGTTTGATCAGTTTGTATTATTACCTAGTGGATTAAAATTTGCTTGGTTGCTACATCAATTAGACTGGGAATGGCATAAAAGATTAGTACTATATGATTGTAGTAGTTTGCCTATTTCTTTTGCTAAAGAAATGATTATTGACTGGGATGGAAAGCAACCATTACATGAATGGGCTTTAGAACATCCAGTTGCTAAAAGTATCCTAGTACAAACAGGACAATGTACAGAAGGTTGTAGACCAGGTGCTGGTCCTAGAGAATGGGATAGAATGTGGAAAGAAGAATGTGAAAAATGGGGAGGAGTTGAAAACATTACTAAAACAATGAATAAACTTCAACACGCCGAATTAATGGGTAACATATCATGGGTTACATTAAACATAGTTACAGATACTATGGGACAAGATGTGTTGTTTAACTCTTTAGAAAACAAACAAACATTGTTCTGGATGAGTAACGTATTTGATACTGCTACAATTGGTTCTATTGTAGCCGGCGACAAAAATAAACTTTATGACGTATCAGCAAGACACGACTTATGTCTATCAACTTACAATACATTAAAAAATAAACTTCCTAGCCCTACTTTTATTACAGGTAGTGTTCCGGACATTAATAGTGATGACGGTTGGAAGGGTTCTGATTGGAAGATTTAAATTAGCTTGTTTTTGTTAATTTGATCAACTGATACTCTGTCATACATTTTCTTATAAGTATCTTCTCTATCTGTAACTGGCTCTAAATAATCAAATTTTACTTTTAACTTCGGTGATAGTATTAGTATGTTAATAACACCACTAGTACCAAATATATTCTTTTCGTAATTATTGTAATTGTCCGGGTTATAATTTCTAACAGGGCACCAATAAAATTTATGATATCCTAGTTTTGTAAATCTATCCCATAGAGGTGCTAAATGAGTTTCTGTGTTACATTCAATAAAACAAGTAGGCAAGTGTTTTGCTAGTGTATGTTTAGCACCTTTAAACACATCAAGTTCTTCACCTTCTACATCACACTTAATTAAATCTAATCTTTCAAACTGTATTTGATCTAATCTCATAGTAGGAACTAACGACATATATTCACTGCTAGAGTTTAAACTTGATTCGCCATAATTTCCAGGCTTCTGTGGATTGTAGTTACTTAAATATCTTTCTCCAGCACTTCTACTTAAAGCATAAGGAAATACTGTAGCATTAGTAACTTTGTTATCTAATAAATTACGTTCTAATAATCCTCTAGAATATTCGTTAGGTTCAAAGGCGTGTACATGGCCTTTATGAGCAAATTTAGTAAAAGGTACTGTATGAGTTCCTATGTTAGCACCTATATCAGCTATATGCCAGTCAGATTCAATAATATGATCTAAACACATAATCTCCCATTCACAGTATTCGCCATATACTGCCATACTTTTTCCTATGATAATATCATTATCAAAAAAAGTAAAATTACCGTGTCTACACTTTTTCTTTGTTATCATACCCAGTGTTCTTTTATAATTGGATCGTCAGCTATATCGCCAGGATTTGGATTTCCATGAAATACTAATATACTTGTTTCAGGGTTTATTATTGTTTCGTTAGAAACATATTCTTGTGTTCCCATACGTTTTAATCCACCATTAAGAACTTCCCATTTATAACTCATAGCCCATTCTTTAGGCCACCATGAGCGGTCCTCTTCTAATATCCTAGTTAACCAGTCTTGATCTCCTTTAAATTTTTTAATAATATTATCTTTGTTTTCAACAAAGTCTTTGTAAAATCTAGTATAACCATTTGCTTCAAATTTCATTACACTACTGTTGCTAACATAGTATTTAGGCATTCCGTGCCGATTAAAATCTTGGCATATATTAAAATCGGTAGGTCTATGGTTGAAAAACTTATCTAAATTATTAACAACGACTGTATCCAAGTCTAAATATAATATTTGTCCATTCCAGTTATGTTCATTAAATAAATGAGCTTTGTACCACCACTTATTTTTGCCGTTTTCTAATTCTTCATCAACAGGAATACCAATAGGTATTACATTAGGGTTATTAACTTCTTGAGGATGAGTTGTTAAACAATAAAAATTAAAAGGCTGTGTTATGTTTCTCTTTACACTATTGTAAAGTTTGTCTACATAAGACATAGTATACTTTGGCTTAATCCAAACACAGGCTACATTAATCATTTTATCTTAGAACCTACTGTACGCCTTTTAATGTCGCTATGATTAAATTCAGCCCAGTACAATTCAAAAGCTACTCCATCTTCTACACCTTCAAACTGATGTACCATTCCAGGCTTAACCTGTGTAAAATCTCCTGCTTCAAGAATAGTTTCATCTACTAAACCTTCTTGATCATTACTTTGCCAAACCCTAACAATCATTTTGCCTCGTTCAACAAAGAAACCATTCCATTTAAACTCGTGTTCGTGTTCTGAACATTTAAAACCTTTTTTAAATTCAATACGATGAAACTCTAGTACACCGTTAGCATGAATAAGTTCTGTCTGTCCCCAAATTTTTCCTGCTTTCATTATTCGTTTCCTAATGTATCCATAAGAGGAAATATTTTACTAATAATATCAGCACAGGCATGAGCTATATCCATATGCTCTTTTTGTGTACCATTAGCACCTCTTAATTCAATATAATGTACCCAGCTTCGTAATGTGCCATTCATATATAATCTTGTTTTAGTCATACCTTCTGGCAATACTACACGGGCTTGTTCTTTAGCAATACCATTACTAATTGCCCAGTTATAAGCATCTTCTGACGCTTGTTGTACTGCTGATTGCTTTTTAAACCATTCCATAGTTAAATGTACATCTTCAGTTTCAATACTATTTTGTCTATTTTTAGTATCTTGTAATCTAGCATCTCTCATCTCATACCAATCTTCCATAGTAGTTGGATCAGCATAACGTTGACTAAATTCTTGGAAACTAAAACTTCTGTGCCTAACTATTTGGTGTGCTATATCTCTTGTTGTTTCTATTTCTAAACAAGCACTAACCATTTCAAGTGGAGACCAATGTTGATGTTGTATTAAATACTTGATCAAACGTTCACTTGTTTGTTTGTTTATTTGGTTTGCTGGATTGCTTACTTTGGCACAATAGGCTACCAAGTCTTGTACATTATCCAATCCAAGATTTTTAAATTCTTCTGTGGGTGCTGAATACGATACTAATTTTACTTTCATTATAATTTAAACTCTTCTTTCATACTTTCAAAATACTTTATGTGGCACATTTCGTTCGGGTGTCCTTTGGGCTCTATACCATACTGGTCAGCGTAATCCATCAATGTTGAAGATGTATGCCAGTTAGTGCCATGAAGGGTTTTAAATCGACTAGTAGAACGTGAAATGCCTGAAAAGAAATATATTTTGTTGCCTAACACTTGACAATATTTTTCAAACTGCTTAAAACGTTTAATATAATATTGTTCTAATGTATCTTCATTATAGCACCATTTAAAGTAAAGGTCAAGACTTTCTTTTAATCCAGGGAGTTTACTTTTTTCATTTATACTATACGTCTGCATTTCATCTGCTACTGATACGTGTGGCCAAAAGATTCTTGATATATCAGTAATACCTACTAGTACAGTATGTCCTGGTTTTACTTGTTCAAATGCTTCAAGTAAAATCTCATCATTGCCGGCACCTATACGTCCAAAATTAAATAATGGTTCACCAATATGTTCAGCAAACAATTTAGGTATTATTTGTTTACCTTCTAGCTCTTCTCCGGCTACTATGCTACAACCAAAGGCTAACATACCGTTTCTAAAACAGTTGTGACCATATCATCAAAACTGCTTTGCCTTTCTTGAGCAGACATAGAATCTCCTCCATCTAAATGATCGCTCACAGTACTAACGGCTAATGCTTTTTTGCCAAATCTCATAGCTAAAGTGTATAGTAAATGAGCTTCCATTTCAACAGCAAGTATTCCTACGTCTGCTAAAGGTTTCCACCAATCTTCTTCTGGCTGGTAAAAATAGTCTGTGCTAACAATACTACCTACATGATACTTTGCTGTCTTAGGTATGTTGCTAACAAAATCTTTTAATAATTCATAATCGGCACAAGGACAAAATTTTACATCAGTATATAAACTAGATAATATTTTACTAGACATATCACTATCAGTAGAGGCTGTCATGGCAACAACAATGTCTCCTAACTTAACGTTTTTTGCTAATCCTCCACAGCTACCAACTCTTATAATATTTTTTACATCATAAAAGTTATAAAGTTCATGAGCATATATTCCTAAACTAGGTTGTCCCATGCCACTAGCTTGGACACTAACTCTTGAATCATTATAATATCCAGTGTATCCTAAACAGTTTCTTACACCGTTTACTTGCTTATAATCTGTTAAAAATGTTTCAGCAATCCATTTAGCTCTAAGAGGATCGCCTGGCATTAAAACTGTAGGAGCATAATCTCCTTTTTGTGCTTCAATGTGTGGTGTCATTTATTACTCCGTATAACTCTTTCCAACTTGTTACCCTAAGACCTTCCCACCTTTTATTGTATGGATGGTCCATAATAATACTTTTTAATCCAGCGTCTTGTCCACTAACAGCATGACTTACGCTATCTTCGATCCACCAGTGTCCTGTATCACCATAATGTTCAGCAAGGTAGTCTCCTTTGCCTCCTGTAAAACTTAAACTGGCATCAATTTTATCAAACACATCTCCAAACAAGTGTGTTAAATTCTTTTTTCTTAAAGTTTGAGCATATTTGTCAATATGTAAACTACTAACAACATCAAAACGCCATCCTTCTTCAGCAAGTCGTGTAACATATTCTACACTATCTCTAAAAGCAGGCAAGTAACCTACTGATGCTGACTCATTAAAACTTTTTATAGTATCAATCATATCTTCTTCACTAATACCATAACGTATTGTTTGATTAAAACTATGATCTGTGTCTGGTTGCCTTTGAAATCCTTGTTCGCTCATCCAAATGTCGTAAGCATAACACCAATCTAATAATACACCATCACAATCTGTTATAATTTTCTTACTCATGAGTTGCTAACAATCTTCTTATTTCTTCCCAAGTACCTAAGTCAGTATAATCATCAACTTTAATACCTTTACTTTGGAATATAGGTGTACTTTTAATTTCATCAACATTTACTCTTTGGTTTAATGTACTCTTTTCCATAAAAGCAATACATTCATCAAATGCTCTACGTCTAAAAGCAAAGCTACACCAAAAAGCATTAAACCTTTCGAAGTCTTGTTCTGGCTTATCTTCATACAATACTACTTTGCCTTCGGGGTCAATACTCAAAGCACCTTTAGTTTTTAACATATCAGGATTTGTTTCTTCTTTGTAAAAAAATGTAAAGCCAGTTTCAGTTAAACTGTTTTCTAATGCTTCTACTAAATCTACATTAGGTGGTAATTTCATAATAGTATCAGGTAACAGTATAACATTATGCTCACCAAACAAATGTCTAGCACTTTTTATAGCACCTGTGTATTCAAATTCGTTTGGATTTTGATAAGTGAAACTTATATTATACCTATCTTTATATCTTGCTAGATATTCTACTATTTCTGTTTTTTCTTCGTTAACAACAATAACAAATTCAACATCTTTACGACCATAATCTCTAAAAAAGTCAAAACTGTGATCTATTAATGCTTGTTCTTTGTCAAGTCTTAATATTTCTTTTGGGTAAGGCAGGTTCAAACGTGTGCCTTTGCCGGCGGCCGGCATAATAACTGTTAATTTACTCATCAATGTAATACCTCAATACTTTCAATTTTTGTTCTGGAGTGTGATTCTGAGATGTCCCGGCAGTAATCCAGCAAGTTTGTTCTTTTAGTTTTTTATAAGTGTTAATGTTTTTAAATTGTTCTTCTGCTAAAACGTTGTGGTGAGTTAAATTTTCCTCTTGCCACATATTCATCTCGTGGTCGCTTTCAGGAGGATTAGCAATCATTACTTTTGCTTGTTCAACAACACGTTTAGCACCCTCTGGTGTGAAAATTGCCGCCGATACACCACCTATAAAACCACGTTTCATTCGACCAATTCTTAACTGCTCTACAGTATGTTCACCAAATATTTGTGTTTTAACTGCTAAACAATTTATCTGTGTTTCTAATATTGGTTCTCCTCTTTCATAAGGCAAGTTTAACCAACGTAAAAGATAAAAATGTTTTCTAATAGGATCTGCTGGCATTGATTTTGTAACGTCTTTCCACTCTACACCAAATGCTTGACACCTATGTTGCTGTTCAATTGTAGGTTTATATATAGCAACATACTTTTTCATGTCAGGATAGAACTTGTTAGCCTGGTGAGCCCACAAATGAAAGTAAAGATCAAAATATTTTGAGTCTGCCGCACAGTATAATATCATTCTTCCTCGCTATCCCAACGCTCTATATCATCTTCTGTTAATTTATCAGTTTCACCTTTCCATATTTCAATAATATGTGCCGGCTTATCTGAACTATTTCTACCTTTATGCCAAACACTTTTTACTATATCAATAGGATTATTAGGATGAAGTGTCCATACAGCAGGTCCATCATACGGATCAGTTATACCTTGCTTAATTAAAACTTCAGCATTACCACTAACTAGATTCCAAGTTTCGCTTCTATGTTCGTGCCTTTGCATCGACAAAGCACTATGTGGATTAATAACTAATTCTTTTACCATAAAATTTTTACCTTTGTACAAATTTCTATAATGTCCCCAACTTCTTACTGTCTTTGGAGCCTTCCATTCTTCTAATATCCAGCTACTTGAATTCTTTTTATCTTCACCGCCTACACCAAAAGCAAATTCAACACTAGCATGGTCACCATATGTTATATATTCTGGTGTTGTAGTATCTGTTCTGTCACCTCCGTTAGCAAATACTATTTTAGTATTATGACCATTTGTACTCATTAAGTAAAAAATGGCGTTACAGGCGCTATCATCAGCATCATCAAAAGCAATTACATCATCTACACAGGATAACTCCTGTACTACTGCCATTCTTTCTTCAAATGGCATAAACGGTCTACCTTTTTTACGTCTTAACCATTCGTCTGAATTAAGACCTACAACAAGTTTATCACCTAAGCCTTTAGCTGACTTAAAGTAAGCAATATGACCGCTATGTAGAGGATCAAATCCTCCTGTAACGAGTACTACTTTAGCCATTAATAATCCTATTGACTAGAATATAAATTAATGACTTCCTTTTTCCATACATCACTGTATTCACAATCTCTCTTATTATCGAACCAAGGTCCGCCTTCTGTATAATGTAGTACTTTTGGCTTACCGTCTTTTGGTTCTTGATACCAACCGACTAACCAATTATAGCTACAATTCAATTCACCAACTTCTGAATCATCGAGCCAACTAAACCTATGGATATATTTTCCTGTAGTTTCAGGATTATTAATAAGCTCTTTTGTTAATCTTTTATTACTAGGGTGGCCACAGTTAAACAAAACCATAGAACTCCAGTTTTTCCTAGGATATTGTAACTGTAATTGCCCATCCATTTTAGTTCCTTCTTCTGGTGTGTAATCATGTTGTACACACATCACAGCATACTTGTCATCTGCTTGATTAAATATCTCTTGAGCATCAACTAAAAAGACCATATCACAATCGCAGAATATGGCCCAACCTTTATAGTCGTTTAAGTATGGTACTAAAAATCTAGTAAATGTAAATTCTGTACTAGCGAGTTTATCTACATCTCTAGTATAAACTCCTTTATCTCTTAATTCTTGTTGTTTTAGTGGGAACACTTCTATATCTTTTGATCTATTTAAAATACTATGCTCACAAACTTGGTAAGCTATATCTTCTCTACTATCCCAGCCAACATAAACTCTATTCTTCATTGTTATCTCTTTCTTTACCTGTAAATTCTAAACTACGCCCTAGTATTTTCCTTGGGCCTTTTGTATGGTCGTAAACTTGTCCTAATACACTTCTACATTGAACGTGACCTTTTTTGTTATCACTTATATTATAATTTAGTGTACCTCTTTCTTCAAATCTAAACCTTACTTCGTCCCATATCCAACTGTCGTGCCATTCCTTTTCATTGTATAGCATATCAGAATTATACATTTCTTGAACCGCTTCAGCAAAGTATTTGGTGTGCGGGTGTTTTAAATTAAAATATAGATAACCACACTCGCTGTAATCTGGTCGTGGTCTACCTAAGTAAGTCATCATATATCCATCACGATGTATTTTTTGTTTCATCCAATCTACATCTATAGGATTATAAAATACACTATCAGCATCTATACATATTAAGCCGTCTGTGCCTGCTTCTATTTGTTTTAATATTTCGTGTGTATATACATAAACTTTATAACAAAATCTAACAGCATCAAATTTAAAAGTACTGCCTTTTAAATCTGGTACTTTTCTGCTTCCATTTCTTTCAACAAATTCTTTACATTTAGGAATAAGATCAAATGTATTAAACGTTTCTACATTAGGTATTTCGTCTTCACTATAAACAATTAGTTCAAAAGGCCAATTATAAGTTGACATAAATCTATGAGCATACTCATCATATAAACGTTTATTAAAAGTTGTTACTGTTTTTATGTTCACTTGCTAATCCTCTTTAACACTTCGTTATCTTTTAAATTATTAAACAAATGAGCACCTATTCTTTCTCTTGATTTATCATAAGCATCTTTATCTGTGTGAGCAGGTGAATCCCATATTTTATCTCTTCGGTATTCATCTAAAAAGTATTTTAAAAACTCTCTAGCATCTCCATGATCTAAGTTAATCATATGAAATCCAGTTTCTGTAGGATCTAGTGAACAAGCACCGAGATAGCCTTCTACTAGACTTGCTAACTCAGGTGCTGTCATAGGACTATGTGTAATAGTATCAGCATCTAGAAAAATTACAATTTGCTCTTTTAAATTAATGTGCTTATCACAACAATCTCCAAAAGCAAAAACTTTATGACTAAACTTAATACCGTCACTTGGATTATTTTTATTTCTTGCTTTGAAGCTTTCTAGTTCCTTGTTATTGAAAGCCCACATTTTAACATATCTAGGATATAGCTTGTTCCATTGAGGAGCAGGCATATCATGGTATACATGGAGGGTAATATCGCTAGGCCAGTGTTCAATCCACGAATCTAACATTCGGTGGGCGTATTGCTTGTATCCATCATTACTAAAAGTTGTTACACAATGTATTTTCATAATCGTATTGTCCGGTTTACTGTCTTACTAATGTATGTATCGAATTATTTTTTAGGTGATCCAAAAGGTGATGTTGATTGGAAATGGCATTTAAAACGTCTAAATATCTTATCTGTAGCACTTTGATACCATTGTCTAATAAATCCGCTTGTACGTCGGGTATATGCTGTCTTAGACCATATAAATTAGTGTATTTTACGTTATATTCCATGATGTTCTTTTAATAAATTCCAAGCTGTTCCGTCTTTCATTTCAGATAGCCTATACTGATGATAAGCTAAAGCATTAAACCAATTTTGCCTATCTGGTTCTTCTTTCATTATGTTTTTGTCTATGTCACCAAACCTAAAACTTAAAGAATGTGAGGCGGCGTTACTGTGACTAATCACAGGAATACCTTGAGCAATAGCATCTACTACTACTCCGCTATTATAAGCTACTACACAATAAGCACCATCTAAATCTTGTTGTAAAGTATTGCTACTTACAAGATGCTCCATTGCTTGAATTTGTTGCTTTACTACATCTGGTGGTAAAGGATATCCTTTATCATCACAAGCTATTACAGGTGGTTTGTATCTAATCTTAATTGCTCTATCAGTTTTAGACTTAATAAGTTGTACTGTATTGTCTAACCAATCTGTAGAATTTGTATACCAAGCTGTTGGCTGTGTTGGTGGAAGAATTAATATATACCCGTTGTCTTTTTTCTTCCAAGGTTGAATATCAAGTTGTTTACTAAAGTAAAAATTAAATCTATCAGCTGGCCATTTTTTGTTTATTTCTTTTATATTGAGCCCATTCTTGGTTATACGATACCAAGGATCAGGTCCTGTTTTATGCCCGCCTTGGAAATAAGCGTGGTCAATATGTAAGTAATTAATACCTTTGCTTTCTGCTTGTCTAAATACTTCAGCTGTGCCTCTTAAAAAACCAAAACTAGTAACTGTACTAGCATCACCTGGTAGGCCGTTTTTTAAATCACTTATATCAATAGATACTCCATTTGAACCTTTGATAAAAGCGTCTACTACTACTTGAGTATGGCTCTTACTAGTACTATAACCGTATAACATTGATTTCCATTTCTCGAATTAACTACTCATATTTAGTGTAAATACTTTTATGAAGGTTTCTTTCTTTACTCAAAATTCTAGCAAGGCAGGTAGGCCAATTTTCGAAGCTATGATGAAAGCTGTCAACGAATGGAAGTGTAATGACGTTGTAGTTGAAAACGACATGAATGCCGACGTTGCCGTAATTTGGTCATTACTGTGGAACGGAAGAATGGCTCCTAACAGAGCTGTTTGGAATGAATTTCATAAACAAGGTAAGCCTGTTGTAGTTTTAGAAGTAGGTGGATTAAATCGTAATGTTACGTGGAAAGTTGGCATCAATGGTATTAATGCTAAAGCTGACTTTTGTAATAAAACAGATTTAGATGTTGATCGACCAAGTAAGCTAGGAATAAAATTAAAGGCTTGGAACTTGCTCGGAGATAATATTATTATTTGTGGGCAACATCAAAAAAGTGATCAATGGCGTAACTTGCCACATATAGATCAATACTACGAAAATAGAATATTAGAAATTAGAAATCATACAGACATTCCAATACTAATAAGAGATCATCCTCGTCATAAAAGAGGAATACACTATACTGAAGAAATTAATTTAAAGAAAAAATATGGTGTAAAATATACTGATGCTAGTCAGATAGAAGGCACATACGATAACTTTGATTTTAATAAAGCACTAGAAACAGCTAAACTAGTTGTTAGTGAAAGTAGTAACCCTGCCATGGAGGCTACTATAAACGGAGTAGCGGCCTGGACTGGTCCTGAAAGTTTAACTTATCCTGTTAGTGTTCATCCTAAAGATTTAGATAATTTAAGACCAAATAGAGAACAATGGCTAATAGAGTTAGCACATACTGAATGGACAGTTGAAGAAATTAGTGAAGGTTTACCTTGGTCTAGACTGTGGAGTAGTCTACAAGGGTACCGTCAACCCAACTAAGAAGTAAATTCTTATTAGAAATAAATCCAAACTTATTAAGTTGTTGTACCATTGAGTTAGGTAAACGATCCATTTCCATTAAGTCATAAGGTGTAACATCATCAATACCATAAGTATCATCTGACGTTTTATATACAATAGCATTTACTAGATTGCTATTTTTTTCTTGCATGAAGTAAGCATCTTTACAATCATAACCTGCTAATGCCAAGCCATGAATAAGATTTACAATATTAATATCTGTGTGACAATCTGGATAAAGCCTATAATCAGGCTCACCGTAAAACATATTATTAATTCTAGGAACTGTTATACATAACATACCTTCTTTTTCTTGTAACTCATTCATTTTTAATAATGCTTCATAAAAGTTACTGTATTTGTGTAGAACACTATGACACCATAATACATCAAACTTTTTACTGTCAGCTTTATTAAACGATTCCCAAAAATTCTTTGATGTTCTAACATAGTTTACTCTTTCCATGTCTTTAACTTCTTGTTTCATTTCGTCAGTTCGGCTACAAGCTGTTACGTCAATTTCTAAAGGTTTTGGATCCTTTTCATCGTCATCCATTCTTGTTGCCCACCATTCAGAATCTAATCCTATTCCTGATTCAATATCAAGAACATTTGAAACACTTGCCATCATTTCTGGATAGTCTTCTAAAGCAGATAAAAACCTCAGTGAATGAAGTCCTCTTGTTTGGTGGTTATTTAATAATAGGTCCATTTGATATCCCTGTTAACATTGATTGATACTTATAGTTATCAAAATATTCATTAGCCTTCTTATATTTTGTTATCAACGTATGTAACTTTGGTGTTGTATTAAATTTATTGTATTCAATTAAAGATCTATACATATCATTCATTAGTATCTCTAACGTGTTATACATAGTTCCTATTTCTACAGGTTTGTCTTTAAGTGTACCCCACTCATCTTTTTTCCATTCTGAGTAGAGCTTTCTTGCTTTACTACAAGCTAACATCTTCCATACCTGCTGTTCTTAAACGAGTTATATGTCCTAATTGCCATTGTTTTGCCTCTAGACCTTTCATTATACCTAGCCATTTATTTCTCATTAAAGCTACTTCGTTAATTAACGTTTCAAAATCAATTACTTCATCTTCTCCATCAACATACTTTTCAGCATCTCTTGTTGACAAAGCTCTAGCATAACTTTCTAGGTAATTTTTAAAATGTTTACGTCTAATTTTTCTTAATTGAATATTAAGAAAATTTAACACAGCCTCAATTTCTTGAAGCTGGCTAAATCTTATTTCTGTTTGAGCTGGAAGTTCTTTTAAGTTCTTTTCAATATTCCCATATATCCCTGACTCTTTCCTAGCGACTAATAACTCGCCTTCAAAGTGTTCTAAGAAATCTGGCAATACTGCTAGATTATGTGTTACTTTAGAGTACCAATTAGTTGTAATCATAGTCTCCGTCATCATCATAGTCTCCGTCGTCACCTTCCTCATAAAGAGGATCGTCTATCACGTCGTCGATCAGTTCTTCCATTATGTCGTCCGATTCAGCTAATGCTTCTAGTGTTTCATCTTCTATACCATTATCTTGTAATGTTGTTAGAAAATGCTGACCTGCTCTAACTTTATCTTTTTCAGGAATATACTCTTGTAAGCACTTCCAAGTTTCAACTACTACGTCTGTAGTGAATGAAGTTTCTTCTGCCATAGTTTTACTCCGATGCTATGTTATCTTCTTGAGGTTCTTCGTCCCCAATGCTACTTATATTATCATCTTGAGTTTTACTACCGCCAGAAAGTATATCATCCATTACTTTCTGAAGTCTTTCTCCAGTCCATTGCTTACGAAATTCTTTAATTTCTTCGCCAGCTAATGTAGTATATTTGAGCTTGTTGCCGTCTTTTAAAATAATACCGTTCTTTTCAAACATTTCAAGTAATCCACTATAAGGATCCATTCCTCTATCATAAGGAATTTTTACTTGTACTGCTTCAAACGGTTTAGAGTAACGAGTTTTCATTACTTTACAGCCTGCTCTAATACCTCGAACATCACTTATTTTATTTCCATCTTCATCTTCTTTTAGTTTCAATTTTTTCATTGCTACTACAATACTTGAAGCATAGATAAATCCTTGTCCGCCTGATATCTTATCATCAGGGTCAAACATATCTTGTGAAGCATAAGTGTGATTTGTACACACCATACCTACATTATAAGCACCAATCATATTAACAGTATTACGAACAAGAGCTGTTAAGGCTTTAGGTTTACGACCCATATCACCTTTCATATCACCCTTATCAAACTGATCTACATCTGTTGGTGTTAATAACATACCCAATGAATCAATTACAAATAATACTTTAGGACGTTCTTCACTATCCATTTCTTTGTAATCTTTCATAAACTTGCTAATAGTTAAAGCAACATCATCTATCATACTCATTGATAATTTTAAAAGTTTGCTAGAATCTGTACTTACACCTAATGCTTGTAGCCAAGTTTCATCTAAGGCATTCTCTGAGTCAACTAATACTACAAAGATACCTTGTTCTTGGGCGTGTTTTACAATATTTCCTGCCGCGAAATAACTTTTACCTGCTCCTGATTCACCAGCAAATACAGTTACTTTGCCTAGTGGTACACCTCTATTAAAGTCGCCACTAATAAGGTAATTCAAACAATAATTACCTGTGCTGATCCAATCCGTTGGATCATGAAAGCCAACACTTAATCCGTCAATGGATTTTGTTATGTCTTTTCTAAATTTACTTACGTCGAATGGTTTTGGCATATCTTCCTTCCTTGATTAAAAAAGTGTAACAGGCCGAAACCTGTTACACAGTTCTTACTAATATTACTTCTGTTGTCTGTCACGGATCATAGCAAGAATATCATCTGCTCGTTTTGCCGAAGTACTTTCAACAGGTTGTGCTGGAGCCGGTTCAGTTTGAACTGGTTCAGCGGTTGGTGTTGGTGCTGGAGCAACAGTTTCAGTTGTAGTAGCAACAACAGGCTGTTCAACAGCCGGAGCGGGAGACGTTGTTGCTGTAGTTTTTGTTGTTGTTCCTTGTGGAGCACTTACACCAGCCGGACGATAATAAGCACCATATTTCTCAGTATCGTAAGGCTTACCATCAACTGACTCTTCAAACATTTGTTTGATTATATTGAGTTCAGCTTCTGAAGGTTTCTTAGGTAAGAAATCATTTAAAGTATACAAACCATGTTTGTCAATAGCCGACTGCTCTGCTTCACTTAATGGACTTTCTTTTCTAGCCCATTTCGAAGTTGAATAATCAGCATATCCACCTTTAGTTGTTTTAGTTACACGGAAGTCTAATCCAGCTGTAGAATCAGTTGGTAATTCTTCCATTTCAGGATCCATTAAACTTGCTTTAATAATATTAAACAGTTGTGGTCCCATAATAAATCTACGAATTGGATTTTCTGGAGTTGAATCTTCAGTTAGAGGATTTTCTCTAACAAATCCTTGAAAAACGTATGAACGTTTTTTCCAGTATTTACGACCCATGTCTTCTAGTGAGCTGTCTTTAAACCAAGGTCTAACCTCAGATAAAATTGGACATGAACCTACTGGTTCCCACATTTCCATACAAGGTACTTGTACAGTTACAGGCTTACTATCAACTTGACCTTTAATACCTTGGAAAGGTAATCTAATCATTTGACGTTCTGCCCAGAAAAATGTATTACTAGAGTCTCCGTCAGGGAGAAATCTTAGTGTAGTACTTTCGTTTTCTTGGATATTCCAGTGTGGGAAAATGGCGTTGTCGCCACCTGTGTTACTGCCTGATTGGCGTGTTTCTTGAGCTTGTAACCTAGCTCGTATTTCTGCTAATGATGCCATTATATGCCTCCTATGTGCCTTTGTTTATTTGCCTTGATAAAACATAATTCCAATTATGTCTTAACATTTATATTTATCAATAATCTTTATAATCATTAATAATATTGGCTCTATCATTTAACTTTTACATTATATAACAGAACCGCTACTGAAGTCAAGTCTTTTTATAAACTTTTTCTCCATTCCGAGTATATACGATCGCTTTTAGCGTCCCATTTACACTCTAGTACTTCACAGCCGTATTTTTTAGCCCATTCGTAGTTAAGTTCGAATGTCCACGGAAAGAACTGTATTTCATCTACACCTTTCCAAGGATGATCTCCAATACCTGGATTTTGGCGCCAATATAACATACCGCCTGGCTTTACTAAACTAACTGCTTTTTCAACTTGTGGTTCAACATCTTCTGCTGTTCCAAAGTTCAAACTACCTAAAACAAATGCTATATCCCATTGTTTGCCATTTGCTTCAAATTCTTCAATACTAACTACTTCGTCTGCTTTATCGTTAGCAGGATCAAATCCGTATAGTTGGTCACCTAACTTTTCTTTAAATTCATTAAACCCACAGCCAATATCAATCACAGTATCGTTAGGTCCTACTTTATCTAATAATGCCCAACCACTATGTTCATAATGCTTGTAATTTGGTTTCCAGTTATTGCCAAAGTATTTGTTTACTGTTGCTTTATCCACTTTATTTCCCCCTTGATCTCTTTTCCAATGATTTCTAAAATAATCATTAAGTTTATTTTTATCCATTTAACCTACTCTTGCTTAAATAAATTTATATCATCTACTATCTGTTCTAATAGACGTCTTTGTTTATGTGTCCAACGTTTTATAACTTTTACAAACTCGTCAGCATCTACTTCTATATCTAAATCTTTTCCTAAACTAGTTATAAAATCTCTTTGCCATTTTTCAATAAACCAAGTGTTGTAACTAAAATCTCTATCTACGTCTACTTCTTTTATACGTCTTATGTATTCAGGGTAATCAGGACAGTTGTCATGAGATACTACTGACTCTCTATCTTCTTTTGGATGGTAAAGAAATTCTGATAGATACCAATATTTTCTTTTAGTTTGACTTTTCTTATGTTCAATAGTATCGTTATCATCATAAAGATTTTTCATTCTGCTATTAACTAAACACCAAAAAAGTTCTCCAGGCGTATGAGGAGTAATTGATACAACGTAATCGCCTTTTAATTTTTTTCGAGCATTCCAAGGATCGTGTGGTCCTTCTGATCCAAAAAGTGAAGCATCTATTTTTAAGTCAGGTAAAGGATCAAACTCATGTCCAGCACACCATTCAGGAACATACTTCCATCTATTATGTCCTTGTTCATGTGGAACAAATCTATACTGGGCAACCTGATCTTTAAAGCCCTTTGATATAGCATAGGCTAAAAATTGTCCGCCGGCGCCTACAGGATATACTATTCTGAGATTAGTCTTCTTCATGCTTCAGCTATCCAAACGTCTTTCTCAAATATAAAGTCAGCGTCAATATTAAATTCGTTTCTAAGCCATTCACGGCCGGGCTGTCTTAAAGGTAAGTTATTCTTATATACAAATTCTAGTATTGCTTTATTTTGTTCTGTTATTTGGTGATTCATTGTAGTGTTATCTCTGTACCATTCGTAATTAGGATAACTAATATCCCAACCACCTGCTTCATGCCACCACTTGTAGCACTCGTTATCCGATCTATAACACATTACAATTTTGCTTTCTGGAAACGTTTCTTTAATTTCATTTAGATAATAAGCAAAGTTATGACTTAATATTAACTTAATATCATCTTCTTTACCAGAATAACTTTTTGCTATTTCTTCTTTCCACAAGTCAAATGACCCTAACTCTTTATCTAACCATTGTCCGTTAAGCATACCAGGACCATAATAGTTTCCTTTATGTCCACTGTACTTGTGATGTGTGTATTGTTTTTCGGGTACTAAATCTGTATTATCAACGTTAGTACCATAATCTCTAATATGTTGACTTACACCACTCCAACGACTACCAGGTGCTCCTGTAAAAAATATCCAATTCTTCATGTATATACACTTCCTATTATAAAGTAGTCAACTATAAATGTTAGTTCAGCACCCAAAAATACTGCTACCCAATAGTTGCCTATCCAATCCCATAACTGCTTGATTACCCACCAAGCACATAATACTCTTATAGAGTATAACACATCAGCCCATATTATGTCAAGCCATAAAAATGAATCTGCTTCAAAATAGTTGTAAAATACTAAATTGTCGTATATAAAACTTAATTGGGCCATAAAGAATACAGCCCAATAGTAGTTTAAGTATTTGTTTAAAAACTTAACTAGCGGTCCAGAAACTGCTAGTCTATAGAATACATAGATGACGTTAGTTAACGCCAACTCAAACATTATTTTACTCTAGACTCGTCATGAGGTAAACTGCCATCATTTAACAGTCCATCTCTTTTACGTTTATCTAACCAGCTATGTTCAACACTATGAACATATTTGGCATTTGGATCTTTGTTAAGAATGTAGTGAAGTCTTTCATCACTAGCATTTACTGGAATATTAAGCAAAGTGTCTAACGACTTTAAATATTGATGTCTAAACAAGTACAGCAATTCTACACTTAAGAAAACGTGAGGATATGCTGTAAGATCTTCAATCTTATTAAGAAAGTTGTGATAGCTTTCTACTCCTCTTTTTCTTAATTGTCCTTGTGCCATAATATTTTGATCTCTACCAATAATACCAACTTGAAGATTACCTACTTTGTTCAGTTCGCTTAATACTTCTTTATAATTAGGATAGACTGTTTGCTTTTTTCCGTCTATAATATCTACATAAGGACCACTTACACTAAGAACCCAGTTATTACTAATAGACCAATCATAGTCTTTAATAGTTTCAGGCTTAGACCAAATATCTTTAAATGGTGCTGAATCGTGATTTATCCAGTATTCTCTTAACAGGTCATCCCAACCTGATACATCATCATGTAATGATAATGCTTTAGAGTAAAGGTGATTACCAGACCCTTGAGGCCCGGTAATTACTAAAATGTTTGTCATTATTTTACAAGTTTCTCTTTGTATACTGCTGGAATACTTAAAGCATCATTTGAAAACTTAATTAAGTCTCTTAATGAGTCTTCTGTAATAAACGACATCAAAGTATCTCTTTGATTGTTGCCTGCTTCACCAATAATCCAATCATACTTTCCAACTTTCTTTTGGATAGCCTTGATTGCTTGAGGATCTTTAGACATCTCTAACAAAGCCGCCTGTAGTTTCTCAGCATTAGGATTGCCTTTGTTTACCCAGAACGCTTTTTGTAATGAATCACGGAATGATTTTACAAGTTTATAAGCATCATACATTGGTCCTGATGGAGCAACACCCCATTTTTCTTCAAATAGGATTTCCATTTGTAAACCTGGATAGTTAGGATCGTCAGCGTGTGATCCGTCTGCTTGTAGAATACCATGATGGAACCAAACTGATGTGTCTGGGTTAGAAGCAACGTGCTTCTTATATGCCGCAGGATTTTCTCTGTCAACAGTTAGCTCACCACGTTTAAATGCTAAACGTCTAGCGCCACCGTTACCAAATCCTGGTACCCAGTTAACGTGTTCTTTAAAACAAGCTGAATACTCATCAATTGATTTTCCTGGTCCACATAATAACATTGCCATTCCCATAGCATCAGGTACACGACCCGACTTTGAAGCAAAGATAATGTTTTCCATGTCAGTATCAAATCTCTTACCAACAATAATGTTTAAGTTCATCATACCAATTGATTCCCAATCAGCATAGTTATAGTCTACATCTTCTTGTAAGAATGATACACCGTTACCACCATGTGATACCATAACAATAGTATCATCAAATCTTAGTTCGTTTTGAAAGGCGTTAACTGCCGGGATATCTCTAGCACCTGGAAAGTTTCTAAGTTTTAAAGTATCTTCTGGCATAAACCTTTGTAGTTCTTTAAGAACAATTTCAGTCCATACAGTTGTTCCTGAACCGGGCTTCTGCGGTACAACAAACGTAAACGTTTCAGCAAAAGCTGAACCTGTAATGCCTAGTGTTAATACTAAAGCCATTAATAGTTTTTTCATTTTATTTTCCTCTTGATTGTCAGAATTCAACAAGGAGTACTTGTCTCTTTCTTTTACGTTGTTTTTGAAATTTACACTTTGAACTCTGACACTCGTCTAAGTTTGTGTAGTTGTGAAGTAGCAATACAGCTCTGTATTACAATTTTATTTATCGTTTTTTCTTAGTACAAAGTAATATCTTATACCTCGTTCATTTACTTCTTGTTCGAGGGTTAAAATACTACAATTTAAAGCACTAGCAGAATTAATAATAAACTCATTAGTCCAATTAAAAAATTCTATCCATTGTGCCTCAGGAGCCTTGTGCTGTTCTCCTGGGTTAACTCTAAAGTATAATAATCCGTTGGGCTTTGTTAAGTTAACAGCATTCTTTAATTCAGCATATATTGTATCTACAGTACCAAAATTAATACTACCTAAACAAATAGTAACATCATATTGTTCAGGCGACTTGTATTCTAATATACTGCTATTAATATCTGCTCTTTCATTGTACGGATCTACACCAATTAAGTTGTTTATCTTTCCTTTGAATTCATTATAGCCACAGCCTAAGTCTAAAACTTTTAAAGGATTTAAACTGTTAACTTCATCTATAATACTTAATCCACTATACTTGTACTTTTTTGTAATAGGTTGCCACGTGGTGGTAAAATACTTTTTAAGTACGTGATAGTGGATAAGCTCTGTTAACTCTTTAACATTAGTAAACTCAATGTCTTTGATGTTAACACCAAAAGTTCCATTGATTGCCTGCTGTAAGAGTTTATTGTTATCTAATAGCTGTGGACTAGATTGAAACATAGTACACAGTCTATCTAAAACTCTACGATTCATTAATTACCTTATAATGCTTTGTGTAATGTTACTACTAGTTTGTCTTTTTTAAGACGTCTATCTAGTTCAATACCTTTTTTTCTGCCTAGCTCTTCTAATTGAACTTTAGTTAATTTACCAAGTTCTTTTTTAGTAGGCTTTTTTCCTTTTTTAGCTGTAGTTTTTTTAGTTGTTACAGCTTTCTTTTTAACTTCATTAGTTAGCACTAATGGTTTAGCCATTTCTTTTGCTTTTTCTTTACCAAAGAAAATTTCAGTTAGAGTAGGCCATCCTTTGAAAATACTCATTGTATTTCTCCTATATGTCTACCACATTATCAAAACTACCAAACTGTACTAGATCTCTTGTAAGGTCTGTAGTTAGCCCAGTAATTTGTAACATTGGCCTATTGTCCCAACCCATGTTACAAGTGGCGTGTGGTATATCCCGCCACTCCCACGTTATACATTGTCCTTTGCTCCATTGATGCCAGTTGCTATTACCTAATTGAAATACTTGTCCGTGTTTCCAATCATCTAACATAATAACAAACCTTCTCATAAGCTCAGGGTTCTTATCTGCTTCTATTTCAACAAAACTATTTCCACGTTCTTTACGACCCGCGAAATTGTCTATATGCCAATTTAACATTTGTCCTGTTATTTGGTTATGGAACTTAATTGTTGTTTCTTCCATCCCAAAGTAATTAGCAATCTTTTTAAAAACTTCTATATCTTCTGCCTTTGTCCTTTTGAATACTTCCATATTAGGATTTGCTCCTGCTCTTTCTAAGTCGTATTCTTCTTGGTTGGCACTATAAATTCTTTCTTTTCCGTCTACTTTGTTTCGTGTAGCCCATGTACTTGTTACTACTCTTTCTAAGCATTCGTTAACAGCGTCTTCCCAATCACCATTAAACGTACAAACTTCTTGGTAATCTTTACTTTTTACATCTGGTTTAAAATGCCAGTTGCTCTGTTTCTTTGTAAAATCCCAACGGCTTTTACCCCAATCTTCACTTGTCATTATTTTTCCGATCTACTTTATACTTCCGTTTAATACACGTTTACTATTCGGATGCCTTTTTGCTGTAAACGTGGCGTGGGACATATTTTTTTTAAAACGAGGTTGTCCTCTTACCGTTTTTATTCCTGGTACTGCTCTTTTTCCCATTATGAATACTCCAATTTATTTTTTCTAGAAACACCGTATACAAACAAGCCAACAATCAGTACACACAATACTAAAAAGATAGGTCTTTGTAGTAATTTATCAAAAGTATAAATGTGTATTAAGTTTAATGTTAGCGATTCAAATTTAGTAGCAAGTATAAATGCCATAAGCATACCTGGTCTACTAAACTTATATTTTTTACAAACAACACCTAGTACCGAACATATTGCTAGTATGGCATAGTCTTCCCAGCCGCCTGTATATTGTACACAGGCCCAAATTATAAATGCTACAATTAAAGGGAAATAATATATGTAAGGCACATAACAGATCTTAGCAATATATCTGTTAAATGCTATACAGATAACACCAACTAATACTGTTGCCCACATAAAGCCAAATGTTAAACTGTCAAAAAACTTTGTGTCGTAAGCAATCTCTTGAGCACCTAGTTCAAAGCCTAAGTACATAAACAGTCCCATAAGAACTGCGGCAAAACTTGCCCCTGGTATGCCAAACAATACTGTTGGAATCATACTAGTTGCTTTTTGTGAGTTGTTAGCACCTTCAGGTCCTACTACTCCTCTAATATTACCTTTACCAAATTCTTCATTAGGGTGAGTTGCTACTGTTGAACCATATGCCATCCAGTCTGCCATAGCACCACCAATGCCTGGTAAGAATCCTATAAAGGCTCCAATGGCTCCGCCACGTAGGGCGTCCCATTTCATTTTCCATACTACTTTAATACCTTCCCAAGTTTGTTTCACTTGAGTGTCTTCTTTCATATGAGCTACTTGTTGGCCTTTCCTCCAGCCATCTAATATTTCTGGGAAAGCAAATAGTCCAGCAACAAAAGGCATAAGTTGTACACCGTCGCCTAAGTATTCCCAACCACCTGTGTATCTATCAAAGTTTGTTAATGGATCAGTTCCTATAAGTCCTATTCCAAGTCCTACAAGAATTGCTATAATACTTCTAAACCAAAATCTGTTACTAACAAATCCTACACAGGCAAGAGCCATTACCATGAATGCCCATAACTCTGGAATACCAAAGTACATAATAAGTTGTACATACCAAGGCAATAAAGCAAAGGTTAGTGTACCCCATATAAGTCCGTTAAGTGTTGAAGTTGTAATTGCGGCCGTTAAAGCATAAGTGGCCTTGCCTTGTTTTGCTAACGGGTATCCGTCAACCATAGTTGCCGCGGCAGAATTGGCGCCTGGTATTCCTAGTAATATTCCTGAGTATGTGTCGCCTGTTGTACTGGCGGCTACTACTGCCATACAAAATATTACGCCTAAGTAAGGGTCAAATCCAAAGTAACTAATAAATCCAAATAAAGCTACTAGTCCTGTTGTAGCACCTGCACTTGGTACTAATCCTACAATTAGACCATATAGTGTTCCGGCTAATAGTGTGTAAATTTCTTCCATGTAGATATCTTTTTCTAATAATTGATACTAGTAATTATTTAGAAAAGCTAATTGATCTTTAAAAAGTGATTACTGTTGTTTTCTTTTGTGTATAGAT